AACATTACCACTTGTATCAACTAATAGTGAAAATGTATTTTGGGAAGTATCGACCACTACCTGACCTTCCGATATTGTTCCAAGTGACTGCAGTACCATTATCTGCTATAAAGATATTTTTACTTGTAAATTATCTCGTTATTCTTTTTATTCTCTTTATATATTTTATTTGTATATACAATACCAAAAATAGATAATAAATATACATAATAATAAATATACACAAAAATATACATTTTATAATTTACACATACACATACACAATTATAGCTACTTTTTTATGTCGGTAGTGATGCCACTGCTGTTGCCCTGTCTTTGGGAGAGCTCATAATATATCGCACTAGATTTTCGTCAAGATTATACCATGATTGTGTTTTAACTTCTTTGTTTTTCTTGAAGTTCATTTGTGCATAGATGATACCTTCGCGTTCATCGAGAATTTGAATAGTATAGGTCATTTCATAATTCTTTGTGAAAGTGCAATTTTTTCCGTCAATTGCATGAACACGCACTGTTGCGCACCCAGGTGTTTTATAAGATGTATAGAGTGTAATTGTTTTGATAGTCGCATCTTTCTGTTTCTTTTCAACTTCGAGATTCCCGAATGTATTGAGGTTCAATATAGAATTGAGAGGAAGCTGAACGGTAATTGAAGCATCGTATCTGGATGCAGCCATAGCAGCCATATTTGATTATTCGTGATTATATTTATAATAAAATAATAAAACAATAAAAGAGAATTTCAAATTTTAGAATTTTGTTATAATTTTGGGAAAAAATGATTTAAGTGATTTAAATTACTATACTAAGAATAAAGCAACGTGAAATTAAAGTGAAACTAGTCAAACTAAGGTGTGTTTCCCCGCGTTATGGTTTTGAATATTGAGTTGCGTAATAGAATTGAAATAATAACTGATGAATATGATAAATTGTATCCACCTATTGGTGAACTCAAGAAAATACCATCAGGAGATGAAACAGAAATGTACGTAACTGCGCTCTTTATATATGATAATATAAATATACAGAGGAGATACGTAATTCATCCATATCGACTCAAGTTATTTTGCAGCGAAAAATTGCGATATATAAAATATAAAAATATTAGTTTATTGATTGATAAACTTGTTGTTCGAGATTTTTAATTCTATTTTCTTGATTGCGAACAATTATGCGGAGTTCTTTAATACCTTCTATTAAAAGACCAACTAAATTACCATATGCGACAGACATAACATCAGCTTTCTCTTCATAATTTACAACTTCGGGCAATACTTCATTAACTTCTTGGGCGATAAGTCCGAGTCCTTTTCTACCATTTAAATCGATACGATTATATGTGACACCATGTAAAATATCTATAGTATTTAATGCATTTGTAATAGGCATAACATTTATTTTTAGTTTTCTATCTGAATATGCAAAAATATCACCAGATGCTCGAATAGTACCAATAACATCTAAAGAATATGCCGGATTTGTCATACCAATACCTACATTTGACGAACCGATGGTATATAAACTTCCATTGCAAGATCCCCAAGTAGTAAAAGTATTATTATTTTGATAAAGTGACCCAGTAAAATTAATATCACCTTGGACATTTAAAGTTCGAATAGAAGCTGTAGTACCTATAGCTACATTTCCGCTGCTAGAAATGTATAAAGCCTGGGTGGTTCCTGCCAAAAAGTTTGCCACAGGTTGTGCGCCCACTATATTTTGTTGCTGTGTAACTTGGAATGCTGGCCCAGTACCGGCATTATTAACAAATAAATTAGATGATTCAAAATCAAATGCATTTATTGTTGTAATACCACCCAGAATATATAAATTACTTGCAGTTAAATTACCTCCTATAAGTGTATTACCGGCTACGTGTAATTGTTGTTGTGGCGCTACAGTACCAACACCGATATTACCAGATACAATAATAGAGTTGGCCGGAGCAGTATTTGTACCAGCATAGGAACCAAATGCTCCTGAACCAGATATATCGAGAGTATTAGAAGAATTTATAGTTCCTACACCTACATTACCGTAGCTCCAACTTAGATTATTATTGCTAGATGTCCAATAATCATAAAAAGTTTGATATACATATCCTGTTTGATTCTTAAGATTTGTATTATTTAAATAAACAGGAAATACAATTACATCAATATAATCACCGAAATATGCACTATTTGTCAAAGTTACTTGGAAACCTGTGTTTGTTCCATTATAATATGGAATAATATCATAATCTTTAACATTTGAATTCTGATATCCAAGTTTAATACCATTCTGAAATATTTCAACATTGCTTCCATATGCAGTAAAACGTCCACTTAATAATGAATTTGTAGTAAATACAGATTGATTTGAATTAGTAACAGTGAATCCTTGTCTAACAGGAGCAACTTGAAGTTGTGTTCTAAACATAGACGTACCGATTAAACCTTGAATTAATGGCATTGTCTTTTGTCTTTATCTAACAGTAATATTATAATACTTTCGATTTACACAATTTATTTTTCAACTTTAACATTACTTAATTCTATACCCGTTTCCTGTTTAATTCCTTGAAATATTGACTTAGACCGTGGTAATGTCGCTGCCGCCGCCCCTGCTACCGCTCCTGTCATTGTTCTTTCTAGTCCTTTAGCGAATGATGCAGTGGGTCCGGAAGGTAAACCGCCCTCTTTCATAGTTTTATTTAATTCTTCAAAGAATTTTCTATTATCACTTGACATCATATTACCGTTGTTACGCAATGGACTTGGTGTCATGGGTTCAATTAATGTATTTCCATGTTCCACACGTACAGCTTTATTATACTTTTTAATTTCGCTACCAATTTTATTAATAATATCAGCATTCTTATCTTTATCAATACTTTCATCTTCAAGTGGTGGCGCCTGATATATTATAGCACCATAGCGACTGAATGCATCACGTAAGAATGTAATACCATTTGTTTCGCGGTCTTCAATAGGAATATACATTTCACAATAAATATCATCAGCGAGTTTTTTCAGACTTATTGAAACAGTTAATGCCTTTGACACAGTATCAGCAATTTTTAAATAAGATTCATATGTTTGAATCATAGCTATAGTAATATTAATTAATCCAACAGATATACTGACATATCTTTGATATTTTTGAGGGAAACTCGTATTTCCGAAAGATGCTACCCCAGAGAAAGAAGAAAGAATAATCGCAGGTAAACGCAGATTTGTTTGTTTTGCATGAGTTCTTTTATATAATTCCATATATCTCTCAGATAAATGTTGAGATAATTGTTGTAAATATTTGAGATATTCTTCTTCTTTATCAAACCATATAACGGGTGGTTTAGTCATCTATTTTATATAAACATTATTTTCAGTTTTATTTTTCAGTTTTTATTTTTCAGTTTTTATTTTTCAGTTTTTATTTTTCAGTTTTTATTTTTCAGTTTTGTTTATTTACACGTTTTATTTTCATTTATTTATTATTATTTTTAAATGATTTAACGCTTCTTTTGGAGTATAACGCACTTTGAAATCTGGATGTATTAAATTTCGAATAAAAGTATTTATATTATTGTCTGTTAAATTATAATTCACATATTTCAACATTCTGACGAGAGTCATTCCTAAACTAAATACATCAATCCTGTTGGCGTATTTTATCATATATTTCTCTATAATTCCATCTTTATCTTTTTCAATAAGATTATCAATTTTCCTTTTAAAAATATTTATGATTTCATTATTATCAAATAATTTCTCTAATATATTACTGCTTACTGTAGGGCTTCTATTAGAAATATAATTATTATAGATATAATTACAATATTGATATTTATAACATTTCTGGAAATGTATAAATTCAAATATTTTATATTCAGGAGGATATGGGAAATAGGAATATTTTAATCTATGACGATTTTCCAAACTATACACTTTGTTATAAGAAATCATTAAACCATAGTCTATTATAATCGATTCTTTTGAAGGTTTAACCAGAATATTATCAGGTTTAATATCTTGATGGCACATCTTCTTTTTTTCTAATAAAACGAGTGTCTCAAATGGATTTACAAGAGACTTTAATATATCATATATGCTATATGTATTCATTTTAAAATATTCTTTAAAAGTTATTCCTCCATAAGGCATATTTAATTGATATAAAAATGGCTGTTTTTTATAGCCGTGTTTAAATTCGCACATTTTTGTTCTATTTGTGTCTTTAAAATTTTTAATAGGAACAGTGCAGTAACTTGTAGCACTTAATAATTTATTACCAGTTTTATCGATTGCTATAATATTTTTATTTGCAATAATTTCTTTTTTAAAATTATTATTGTTTGCAAATATTTTTCCCACAAGTATTTCCTTTTTCTTTTCTTTTCTCAATTTTACTTTATTTTTGCATTTAACTGGTGGTTTTACAACACAACCATATGAGCCTTCACCTAAATATTTTGAGTGTGATTTTTCTGTATTCATTTCCATTATATTAAGTTTATAATATAATATATAGGTTAATATATAGGCTATATATTATATTATAATGAATAAGAAAATTTATGAAATATATTTCCCTTTTATTGCATATAGTATAGTTACAATTGCGTACATATCGCGCATACCATATGTACTAAAGCAATTTGATAAACATCCTACATTACTGCTCGGAAGTATAATATTAGTATCTGCATATGCTCTATTAGCTTTTAATAAAGTTAAATTGTATTATCAAGAGAAACATGAAAAACACGAAAAAGAAGAGAAAGAAGAGAAAGATGAGAAACAAAATCAAACCGCATTTAATAAATACTTATGTCTTGCATATGGATTATTATCGGCTTTTTTTATTAGTTCCTATGGAATACCATTTAATATAACTGTGAGATTTTACGATATATTCGCAGCAGTCGGGTATTCTTTATTATTTATAAATACACTGCGACCTACCGACTTTATATTAAATTCCGGATTAATAATTATAGCAATCTATTATTTCTTAGGCGCAATAATAAAAATATATGAAAGAAATTTCGATGATGTCTTATTATTATTAGGACGCATATTATTAGTAATATATACAATCTCCTATTTAGTATAATTAGTATAATTGGCAACAACAACAACGCCTTGAGACCTTTGAAATTTTTAAAATTATTAAATTATAATGGATACAATTGACAACGAAGTCATGAAAACAATAAGAACAATAAGAATAATAAGAACAAATTTAAAGGCCCTACAAAAACAAAGTACTGATAAGTTACGTAAGTTACATATTGAAATAAAGAAGGATATACCTCAAGAATATATAAAATATGTTCACGAAGAACTCGGAAATTCCAAATATACTCTTGATTCAGTTCCAAATTATTTAAAAAAGTGTGATTTATATATAAATATATCTCTCTATAATATTAAAATCCATGTATTATTAAATTCGCGTCAATTTGTGCCTATATTATTATTGAAGCGTGTGATTAAGAGACTCTATATTATAGCAAAAATACATTCTATTACAAAAGATATAGTATATTGGTTTTTGCCAATAGAAGATAAAAGATATTTTCCGACACAAGGCATACAAGTATCTCCCGATTCAATTAATGGTGCATATACATATCCAACAAAAAACGAAGTATTTATATATCGTTTCGAAGATTTCGCGAAAGTTATGATGCACGAATTATTACATCATTCCGTCATAGAAAGTGGAAGTGTCTGGAAAGATACACATATTCAAAACTTCAAACATTATTTTAATATATCATCAGGCACTGCAGTATTACCGAATGAAAGTCTCGTAGAAATATGGGCAACATATTATCAATTACTCTTTGTATCTATTGAATACTGTATTCCATTTAAATTTTTATATGCTAAAGAATGTGAATGGGCAGTATTACAATCGCGAAGGTTACTCAAACATCAGAAAACCCTCAATTCTAAAGAAGTATGGGCCGAAAAAACAAACTCATTTACATATATAATATTAAAAACAATATTCCTCGTAAATCTTAAAGAATTCCTCAATATACCATTACCATATAATACAGATACTCTCTATACTTTTATAATGAACCGCATTAATGGCAAGTCTTTATATAGTTTTGGCGACTTAAAGAAAAATAATGGAGTTGAGCGCGGGGATGCGGGCGCAGCAATGTCAATGAGAATAAGTCTATTTGGTGATTTATAGTAAATTTATTATTTTTTAGTATTATTTTAGTATTATTTTAGTATTTTTTATTATTATTTTAGTATTATTATTTTAGTATTATTTT